GTTTGGTGACGTACTGGCTGATCTGGATTGGCATGGGTCTACCTCAGGATCGGAGGGAGCTGGTACCGGCTGCGCTCTGCCTCGTAGCTCTTCCGGCAGTGGTCCTCCTCCCAAAAGAAGAGCACGTCGACGAACGCAGCCGCCAACGCCGCGAAGTGGTTGCCCTGTTGGTACATCCGCCACAGCCGGCTCGAAGTCGTCTCGTCAGGCCAGCCGCCGAGCACCGTGTTCAGAAGCTGGGTCATTGCGATGAGGATGTTCCAGAGGTATTCCTTCACTTGCCCCTCCCGTCGACCAGGCCGCCCAGCAACACGTCCTTGGCCCTGCTGCTCACCGAGCTGCCGAACCGGTAGGCGTACACCGTGCCTCCGACGCCGCCGACGAGGCCGATCAGCCCGACCACCTGGGCCCACACCTCGGACGACACCTCGCCGGTCTTGAAGACCTGGATCAGCGTGATCGCCCCGACGAGGAGCATCAGCGCCGCCAGCACCGCCCCCAGCCCGTAGATCAGCGGCTTCGTCATGTCCCACGACTCGCCCTTGGCTCGCTCGGCCGCCGCGTCCCTCGACGCCTCGGTCGCCTGGCGCTCCCTCTCCTCGATGGCAGCCAGCCTGTCCAGCGCAGGCGCGAGCGCGCTCAACTGGTCAACCACCGCGTCCTCGACCCGGCGCATCTTCTCCGGGTCCGCCTTGACCGCGGCCACCGCCGCGATCGGGTCGCTCTGCCCGGTGACCGCCTTCGCCGTGTCGATCAGCGCGGTCGTGACCTGCTCCGCGATCTGCGGGTTGTCCGTGTGCTTCGAGAGCACCCCCTGCAGCTTCTCGGCTGCGAGCGGCCGGAACGCCTCGATCAGCGCTCCCGCCAGCGGTATCAACAGCGGCACCATCTGCTTGTCCTCCTGGTCACTCCGGCCGACCTCCGCGCCGCCGGCCTCGGCGAACGTCTTGCGCGCCTGGTCCATCGTCCGGGTCGGCTGCCCGTAGGGGCTTCCGGGCAGGCTCGCCCACTCCCTGTTGCACAGCCGGATCGCCTCTTCGAGCCGGCCCGCCAGCACCGCGGGCAGCGCGCGCCGGCCCACGATCAGCGCGACCGCCGCCTCGTCCTGGCACGCCGGCGAGAAGTCCTGGAACCGGTACTGCTTGACCAGCCCGTCCCACGTCCTCGCCAGGAACTGGTACGCCCCCGCCGCCGTCGAGTAGGTGCTCCCGAACGGCACCCGCACCCGGGGGTGATCCGCGAACGAGTCGAACAGCTCGCCGCCTAAGATCCGCCGGTAGCCGTCCTCGTCCGAGGTCCCCTCGCCCGCGCGGATGACGCGCAGGAACGCCTGCAGATTGGCGTTCCCGAGCGCGTTGCGCAGGTCGTACCGGGTCATGTCAGGCGACGACCTTGAGGGTGCCGTCTGCCTGCGGCGCCCACCGCAGGGCCGCGATCAGGGCCGCGTCGAACCTCTCCACCGGGTCCCCGCTGGGGGCCGGTGCGGGGGAGGGGGACGGGGCGGCGGTCGGCTTGAAGCGTGCGGCCAGCCGCGCGTTGACGGCGGGCACCAGCACCGAGCGGATCCAGTTGACCATTCCGCCCATCTTCGCGGCCTCCACCTCGAAGGCGTACCCACCGACCCCGGTGTTGTCGTCGCCCATCTCGTATATGGGTTCTCCGACGATCGACCAAGAAGCGCCGATCTGCTCGATCAGGACCAGGATGGGAAGACCCCCGCTGCCCCAGTCGACCACCTTCAGTGCGATATTCACACCGCGGTGCGTGGTGCGCAGGTCCCCCGCCGCCGGGGCGATCGGTCCAGTCCGGTGCACAGCCATTGCTGCTCCTTCAGTTGTAGGCTTCCTGCATGTTCTTCTGGTCGTGCTTCACGCAGCGGATCCGAAGAGTCAGGTTCGTCATCTCGGGAAAAGCGTCGACCCAGAACTTCGCGTGCTCCTGGCACTTCGCCAGGGTCTCGGTCTTGTAGAGGACGCGGGCCTCGTAGCCGGTGTTCGGGGTGCCGCCCAGCAGCACCAGCAGCCACACATAGGTCGCGGCGACCACCGGTCAGCCCCCCGCCGTCAGCTTGCGCAACGCTTCGAGCTTGGCCTCGTACTCGGCCTTGACCAGTTCGGCGGCGGCCTGCGCCTCGCGGGCCTGGTCGATCTCGGCGACCAGGTCGACCGCCTTCTTCTCGGCCGTCGCGCGGGCCCCCTCGGCGGCCTTGCCCTGCGCAACCGCGAGGGCCTGCGCGGCCTTGGCCCGTTCGGCCGCCTCCTTCGCCGCCGCCAGCTCCGCGGCCAGGACCGCCTTGGCCTCGGCCAGTTCGGCGCTCATGTCATCGCGCAGCTTGTCGGCCGCGGCCTGGTCCCGGAGCGCGTTGGCCGCGATCTTCTCGGCCCTGGCCTCCTTCTCCTCGGCGACCTTGGTCGCTGCGAGGGCCTCGCGCTCCTTGGCCTCGGCGGCAGCCAGCCTGTCGTCCGCGGCCGCGACCTTCGCGTCGAGTTCGGCCACCGCGGCCGCGTAGGCGTCGGCGTTCTTGATGATGTCGAGCAGCGACTGAAGGTCACCCACCGACTTCGCCGTGATGTTCATTCCGATCATGTCTGGGTCCTCAGGTGGACGTGATGACAGCCACTTTGTCCCCCGGAGTCACGCCGAAGTACTCGGAGGCGCCGGCGGCCAGTCTCGCGGTCGTCGCCGCGGCGGTCGGGTTGGGCCCGAACGCCACCCGGCACACCACGTCGGAGTGCAGCCGCACAAAGTAGGTCGCGTCGCCGAACGCGCTCGACTGGGCCGAGGTGCCCCCGACCGCGACCTGCTGGTTGGTCCGGTTCGGCTCGGAGCCGACCGGGATGATCCGGCCCTGCGCGTCGGCGCTGAGTCGGGAGTACTCCGTTACATCCAAGATAGCCATGTGTCAGATCCTTCGTCAAATACCTTTCCCATCGGGGGACGCTTTTTCCTTGAAGAGCAGCTCAGACATATGTAGCTCTTTCTTGGTCCTGTCGTTGATCGCGGTCTGTGCGAGCATCGCCTTGACCTGCGCGATGCTCGTCTTCTCCGCCTGCGCCATCTTCATGACCTGCAGATCGTGTTCGAGCTGGAGCTGCAGCATGCGCAGCCGCCGGTTCTCGACCTCGCTCTCGCGCATCACTTCGGTCTCGGTCGCCCTGTTCTGCGCCACCGCCTCGGCCTGCTTCAGCCGGGCCTCGGCGTTGATCTGGGCCGCCGCGATGCGCGGATCCTGCTGCTCCGCCGCAGCCTGCATGTTCTGCTCGATCCTCTCGTCGGGCAGCATCACATCCTTCGGGTCGATGTACTGCGCCTGCAGCGCCTTCTCGAACAGCTTCTTGGAGTCGACCATCGGAGCGAAGGCCGGGTTCGCCGCCGCCGCCAGCAGGTTCAGGATCGCCTGGTTCTGGACGTCCCGCGTGACCAGCGCTGTCGAGCCGCGGGCGTCCACCTGGAAGTCCCCCTTGATCTCGTCCTTGTCCGAGTAGGCCATGTTGTAGTCGTAGTACCGACGCACATGCTTCTTCGTCACGTAGTCGTCGTACTGCTTGACCAGCCTCTTCAGCACCACGTTGGCGCTGTTCATCAGCAGTTGCATGCCGCCGACCGTGCTGGGCGCGCTGCCCTGCTCTCCGGTCACCATCGTCGGCACGCTGCTGCTCTGGTCGCCGAGCTTCTCGGCCAGTTCGATGATCCCTGCCAGCTCTGCCTGGTGGCTCGCGAACTCGACCGCGAAGAAGGCCTGCCTGGGGTCCGCGGTCTCGTCGAGCAGGTCCCAGAACTTGAAGGGCCGCAGCGACCATTGCCCGTCCGCCGGCCGCACCAGTCGCCGATTGGTGACGATCTGGGGGCCCGCCGTGACACCCGAATTATCCATCATCTGGCGCCACGCGGCGTTGACGACAGATTGTTCCGCACGCATCAGGTACGGCACCCCGTAGCCGCGGCACGAGCCCTGCACCTTCTCCCACGGGAAGAAGTCGTAGGGCAGGTCCCCTCCTTCGAGCGGATTCAGATAGGCCCGGACCACGGTGTCGTTGACCATCTCGACGCAGCCCGAGATCACCGCCAACGGGTCCTCGTCCACCTCGACCCCGACCAGTTCCAGGTCCTCCCTGCTCATCTCCCCCCAGTAGATCCAGTGGCAGAAGTACTGGTCCTCCTCGGTGCCGTCCCGGTCCGCGTCGGTGCGGATCTGGTCGTACAGGACCGCGTTGCGCTTCGGCCCCTCCTCGATCACCTTCAACATCTGCTCGCGGATGTAGCCCGGCTGCCGCGCCAACTCGCGCACCCTCTTGGCGGTGAGCTTCTGCAGCTCGAAGATCCCGGCCCCGTTCTGCACGTCGTCGCCGCAGGCAGGGTCCTCCCACACCATGCGGGGGTCCACCCGGAACGAGGCCGGCTTCAACTCCTCGACCACCATCAGGACCTGAGCGTGCTCCCCGTTCGGGTCGGCCACCTCGCGCCACGCGCGCCGGGTGCGCTCGACCACCATCGGCCCCTTGACGACGCCGGTGCCCATGACCGCGGCGTCGTGGATCATCTTGCGCTGCTCGCCGATCCAGTCGCACTCCACGAACTGGTCGTCGATCTCGCGGGTCATCGCCTCGGCCGCGGTGGCCGCCACCCGCTCCGAAGCCCGGGCGACCTCCTTCTTCATCAGTGGCCGGCCCGCCTGCGGGTCGTCGGTGATCGCGCCGGTCTCGTCGACCAGCACCGGCTGCCCCGTCATCGGGTCGACCAAGGCATCCTCACTGCGCAGGGCCATCGCGCCTGTGGGATCTGGGGTCGGCTTGATACCCCAGTTCTTGTCGTCGGTGGGCAGCAGGATGTCGGCCAGCCTGGCCTCGGCCGCGTTCGCTTTCTGTCGGGTGACGCCGACGAAGACGGTCGAGCGGGTCGGCTTCGCGTCGCGCACCGTGACCGGGTACCCCTGCTGGACCGAGTCCATCATCGAGGATGCCATCCGCGAGGCCGCGTCCTCCATGTGGTACTGCGCCAGGTCCTGCTCGACACGCTTGTCCCACCCCGTCGCCGCCCGGGCCCGGATCCACTTGTCGCGGGTCGCGGCCAGGGTGGCTCCGAACATCTGCAGGCGCTCGTCGCGCACGAGCTGCTCCGCCTCGTCCGCGTCGTCTTCCTGCTTCAGTTCGGTCTGGTCTTCGTCCATGTCGTGTCCATTGAAGGTGCCGGCTGCTCCCTAACCCAGGCCGGCGGCTGGGTCACCTGTCCGCGGGGAAGCTCACGGTGCCCCACCAGGGCAATTGCGGTTCTCTCATCAGTAGCCCGCCAGCGGATCGAGCACACCGAACGACGGGGCCTGCGCTTGCATGAAAGACGGGAACGCCTTCCTCGGGTCGTACTCCGCCGGGATCTGCGCCTTGCGCAGCATCATCTGCGCGTACCTTGTCGCACTGAGCAGGTCGTCCCCGAGCTTGACGATCTGCCCGTCCTTGCGATGCAGCAGGCGCATCTCCTCGAACCAATCTGCCAGGTGCGAGAACACACGGAACCTGCGGGTCTGCATGCGCATCAGCATCTCGGCGTAACCGGCCTCGACGCTGTTCCCCCCGGGCTTGCCCTCGGTCGTCGGTGCGAACTGCGCGCGCTCGGCCAGGGTGTTGATCCCGAAGTCCTTGAACATCTTGATGATCTGGGTCCCCGCGACCCGATCCCGCTGCAGCGCGTCGTGCGGCCACGCCCACGGCATCTTTGCGTACCCCTTGCCGAGGATCAGCATCGCCTGTTCCGCGATCGTCTTGCCCTTCAGCCGCCACGCATCGGTGACGTAGACCGTGTCGCTGTCACGATCGTGCGCGAGAACAACGAACGCGGCCGGGTGGTCCATCCCCAGATCGAGCCCCCCGATGCGCGCCCAGTGCTCCGGGATCGGGATCGGTTCGCAGGAAATCTGCGCTTCCGCGACCGGGAAGACGGCGCCGCTCCCGAGCATCGGCAATCCGCGCGCACGCGCGTCACGCTCGTGCTCCGGCCACGCCGCGATCATCGCCGCGCGCTGCTCGGGCGTGTAGTGCAGCGCGTCCTCCAGGGTCATGTTGACCGTGACGGTCCCCGGAGGCTTCTCCTGCAGGAAGCGGCGCACCACCTTCGACATGCCAAGCAGCGGGGTGAACGTCGACCACACCGGGCCCGCCGTCACGCTGGTCCGCGTCAGCCCCTCGCTGTACACGTCCTCCGGCGGCTCTTCGTCGAAGACGACGAAATCGACGGTGTCCGCCTGCCAGCGGCTGCGACCCTGCTCGTACGAGGTGAGCATGAGTACGCTCTCCCCGCCGTACTCACTCTTGACCGTGATCGACGCGACACCATCGGGCACCCCGGGCCTTGGGGTCGTTCGGATCAGGTGGCTCTTCGGGATCGAGCCAGTGCCCCACTCGCTCTGCTTCTCCGGCGCCCCGAGTATCAACCGCTGCATGCCCTTCTTGAGCAGCTCGGCCGTCTCCGAGCCGACGATGCCCCTCACCGGCCGGTGGAACTTGTGACCGGCCCACCACTCGGGGTACAGGCCCGTCAGGTGAATCGCGATCTCGGCCGCAGACGAGAGCGACTTTCCGCTGTTGTGCGTGACGATGAACCCATCGCAGATATACAGGCGCGACGGGTGGCTGATCGTGATGCAGCGTGCCGGCGCCCGCCCGACAAGACGCGCCCCCTCCCACACATGGTCGAAGGACACCGCTCTCGCATCCGCCCCCGGTCGCACGACCTTGCGGGGCAGCCGGCACGGGTCTAGACCTTCCGGGAGCCGGATTCCGACCGAGTACCCCGGCAGACACGGCCGCTCCTCCCCCGTCTTCGGGTGACGGTACGTCGTGCGCCCGAGCGACAAGATCCGCGCATGTCCCCCGAGCGATCGGGCCATGAAGGCCACGTCGTCGGCCAGGCCACGCGACGAAGTGTGGAACGTGTGCCGCACGGCGGCCTTACCCACACGGCGCGCGTTGCCGTCGGAGTCCATCAGCCCCTGCAGCACCTGAAGCCTCTGCTCCGGC